AGAAATTAAAAAGACCTCAACACGAGATCTATATGTAACCAAGCTAAAGATCTTTGAGGACTTCCTCTCAAAACTTTGATTTTATAAATAATAAAAGTAGCAAATTCCAATAAGGAGAAACGTAATGTCTGATAAAGAACTAGAGATGAGAGAAGACCTCACCGACGAGCAGTTGGATGAGTTCAAAGCATCTTATGGTGATCCTTCAGAAGTACCAGCGCCAGCAGCAAAGACTGCTAAAGCGCCAGGTAAGTCTAAGAAGGTAGAAGATGATCCTAAAGATGCACCTACAGCTGTTAAGCCTAAAGCTACTGCTGTAAAAGAATCTACAAAGATGGGTTTAATTCAAGCCATGGTAGAAAGAATGAATACAATGAGAAAAGAAGATCTCATGAATTCTTTTGATGGTATGGTGGAAGCTCTTCAACAAGAAGCTATCAGCGAAGATGCTGACGAAGCTGTGGAAGTAGTTAGAGCTGGACACAAAGTAAGTGCAGAAGAAATTAACATCGAAGAAGATGTTGCTGCACTGTTTGCTGGTGATGATTCACTTACCGAAGATTTTAAAGATAAAGCAATTACTATTTTCGAAGCAGCTGTTGTAACTAAGGTTAACGAGCAGCTCGAGAAATATGTTGTTGACATTGAGTCAGAGATTGAAGCTGAAAAAGCAAGATTGAAAGAAGATACTGTAAAACAACTTGACCAATACCTTGACTATGTTGTTGAAAATTGGATGGAAGACAACAAGTTAGCGGTAGAAGCTGGTATTAAAGCTGAAGTTACAGAAAGCTTCATTAACGGCCTTAAGGACCTGTTTACTGAACACTATGTAGAGATACCTGATGATAAGGTAGACGTAGTAGAAGAGCTGGCCCAGCGCGCTGATGACCTTGAATCTCGACTAAACGAAGAGATTGAAAGAAACGCAGCTGCAAAAGACGCGATGATCGAATTCAAGAAGGCTGAGTTAGTTTCTGAGGCTTCTGAATCTCTTACTGAGACACAAAAAGAAAAATTTAGTGTTTTAGCCGAGAGCGTTGACTATATTGATGAGGATAAGTATATCCAAAAGCTTGAAACTCTGAAAGAAAGTTATTTCACAGCTAGTGAGTCTAAAGCTGTAGTAAGTGATTTTGATGACGCGGAGCCTCTTGACGAAGAAGTTAAACCTTCTTATAATAGTGATCCGGAAATGTCGGCCTATGTCAGCACAATTTCAAGAACATTGAAAAGCAAATAAGTATAAATAATACTATCAAAACCGTAATAGGAGAGATAAACAAATGCAATATGTATCTGAAGAACTAGTTCAAAAGTGGACACCAGTTCTAGAGCATGCCGATCTTCCTGAGATTAAAGATGCTCACCGTAGATCTGTAACAGCCACGCTCTTAGAAAACCAAGCCCGCGCTTCGCGAGAATCAGCACAAGGCTCTGGTGGCTACTCAATGCCCACATTGTTGGGAGAAGCTGCACCTACTAACGCAATGGGTGCTTCGTCATCTGTAGCTGGTGACGGCAACGTAGATATCTTCGACCCAGTACTCATTTCACTGGTTCGTCGTTCTATGCCAAACCTTATCGCTTATGACATTGCTGGCGTTCAGCCAATGACTGGTCCTACTGGACTGATCTTTGCAATGCGTGCACGTTACACAAGCCAAGGTGGACAAGAAGCTCTGTACAACGAAGCTGATACAGCCTTCTCTAAGTCTGCATCAGGTAATACATTGTCTGGTTTTGCTCGTGATGAGTCAACTGGCGATGGCGTTACTACTGGTCAAACTGGTACTGATCCAACTGCTCGCGCATCTGCTAACGGCTATACAGTAGCAACTGGTATGTCAACAGCAGAAGCTGAAGCACTTGGCGATGCTGCTAACAATGGCTTCCAGCAAATGGCTTTCTCAATTGAGAAGGTATCTGTAACAGCTGTTTCACGTGCACTCAAAGCTGAGTACACAATGGAGCTAGCTCAAGACCTTAAAGCTGTACACGGCCTTGATGCAGAGACAGAGCTTTCAAACATCCTTTCTGCTGAGATCCTTTCAGAGATCAACAGAGAAGTTGTTCGTACTGTTAACTATACCGCTACTGCTGGTGCACAAGACAATACTGCAGTCGCTGGTACATTTAACCTAGACGTTGATTCTAACGGTCGTTGGTCAGTAGAGCGCTTCAAGGGAATGATCTTCCAAATTGAGCGTGAAGCTAATCAGATCGCTAAGGATACAAGACGTGGTAAGGGTAACATCCTAATCTGTTCTTCTGACGTTGCTTCTGCACTTCAGATGGCAGGTGTATTGGATTACACTCCTGCATTGTCTAACAACCTTAACGTAGACGATACTGGTAACACATTCGCTGGTGTATTGAACGGTCGTATCAGAGTATACATCGATCCTTACTTCTCAAGCGCTTCTGGTAACCAGTACTTCACTGTTGGATATAAAGGTGCTAGCTCATTTGACGCTGGTTTATTCTACTGCCCATACGTTCCATTACAAATGGTTCGCGCGGTCGGAGAAGAGACGTTCCAGCCTAAGATTGGCTTTAAGACTCGCTACGGCATGGTCGCAAATCCATTCGCTAAAGGTGGCGATGCAGGTAACGGTTCAATTGCATTCGCTGATAAGAACGTTTACTACAGATTGGTTAATGTTGCTAACCTGATGTAATAAAAAGAACTGC